ACTCCGAGTTTCACTGTGGGTTCGAGTGCGTCACCCAGCAGTGAAATATTGACGTTAAATATTTTGACGCCGACTTTTATGTTGGGTTCGAGTGCCTTACCCAACAGCGAAGTTTTGACGTTGAATGTTTTGGCTCCGGTGGTGACTGGTGGTGTAAGGGTTACTCCGGTATCGGAGGTTTTAACTCTAAATATTCCAGTGCCGGATGTTACAGGTTATCAACCGGGTGTTACGGTGACTCCTGATCCGGAGGTTTTGACGTTGAATGTTTTGGCTCCAACGTTTGTAACAGGTTCGAAGGCGGTGCCAGTTTCGGAGGTTTTAACTGTAAATATTTTGTCTCCGACTTTCACTGTGGGTTCGAGTGCGTCACCCAACAGTGAAATATTGACGTTGAATGTTTTGGCACCGACGTTTTTGTTGGGGTCGAGTGCCTCACCCAGCAGTGAGTTTTTGACTGTCAGTGTGCAGGCTCCGACGTTTGTAACAGGTTCGAGTGCATCACCGGCTGCAGAGGTGTTGTTTGTGAATGTTCTGAATCCAACAGTGACGGGAGGTTTGAGGGTTACTCCGGCCACGGAGATTTTGACAGTTAATGTTTTGGCCCCAACTTTTGTGTTGGGTTCGAGTGCGTCACCCAATCCTGAGTTTTTGACTGTCAGTGTCCAGACACCGACGTTTGTGACAGGCAGTTCGACTGGCTCACTGAACCCCGAGGTATTGTTTGTGAATATTCTGAATCCAACAGTGACGGGAGGTTTGAGGATTACTCCGGATCCTGAAATTTTAACCTTGAATGTTCTGTATCCGAGTTTCACTGTGGGTTCGAGTGCCAGACCCAACAGTGAAATATTGACGGTTAATATTCTGGCTCCGACGTTTGAGACCGGTTCGACGGCGGTGCCTGTAACAGAGGTGTTGACTTTGAGTGTTCAAACTCCAACGTTTGTAACTGGTTCGGCGGCCAGACCCAATAGTGAGGTTTTGACGCTGAATGTGTTATTGCCTACATTCCTTACGGGTTCGAGTGCCTCACCCGTCGCGGAAATTTTGATTCTGAATGTGTTGGCTCCAACTTTTATGTTGGGTTCGAGTGCTAGACCCAACAGCGAAATTTTGACGCTGAACGTTTTGGCTCCGACGTTCACTGTGGGTTCGAGTGCCTCACCCAACAGTGAAATATTGACCTTGAGTATTCAAGCTCCAACGTTTGTAACTGGTTCGACGGCCAGACCCAATAGCGAGATTTTGACGCTGAATGTGTTGGCTCCGACGTTCACTGTGGGTTCGAGTGCGTCACCCAACAGTGAAATATTGACGCTGAATGTGTTGGCTCCGAGTTTCACTGTGGGTTCGAGTGGCTCACCCAACAGTGAAGTTTTGACGTTTAATTTGCTGGCTCCATTGGTAGCAGGGGGATTAAGGGTTACCCCGATGGCTGAGGTTTTGACACTGAATATTCCTGTGCCGGTTGTTACGGGAATTGTTTACGGCGGAATTCTGAGAAAATGGAATCCGGAGACGGAGGTATGGGATCTGCACAAACTTACTATCTATAATGGTCAGGATGTTGAGGGTAAGCCTTACAGGTTTTGGCATCCGCCAGGTTCGGGGGGACAATGGTGGTTGGTGAGGCAGGCGGAATAATGATTTATGGTTTCGGTACTTCGACACTTCTGGTTTTGGCACTTCTAGTTTCGGCACTTCGACTCCGCTCAGTGACCGAAACGCTCAACCAACGTTGCTCAGTGACTGAAGCTCAGTAACCGAAACGCTCAGATTAACTATCAGGAAAACAGGGTTACATCTGTTCTTGTGTAACAATTGTAGAAAGTATTTTTATATTTGGTAATATTGTAGTGCGAAATCGTCTATGCTGTGGTTGGTAAAAAACACACAACCACGGGCAAAATATTTTAAAGGAATGCGGAAATGAAGACCCGGGTAGACAAACGGGTGAAAGTTCCGCAGCATTCCTGTTGCCCAGGCAACGGACGGTTTCGCAGTGATCTGCCCTTTTTTATGAAACAGAAAAAGCGAAATACGGAAGGTGCTTCGGCTCCGCTCAGTAACCTTCCTGCAAACAGTGGAGGTCAATCTGGTATTGAATGGTTTTTGGAGAACCATAATGCGGCGAAATCGTGGACGCAATGCCATAACCCGATGCGGATACGGGATGTTATTCAAACGATACGGGATGCGGGATGGCCGAGTTTTGCGGCTCAGTTTCTGGATGAGGCCAGGGAATACGATGAAACGGAACTTACCAATAAACTAACGGCGGCGGGTTTTAGAAGGGAAAAGGTTGGGGGAGATTGGTTTTGGATGGTGGAGTGATTTGGTTTAAAGTTTCCGGTTTCGACACTTCCGGTTCGACTCCGCTCAACTACCGTTGTTCAGTGTCTGAATCTGAAACGGCGACGTAACCAATGGAAGAATTTGGACATAAGTTGTCCATAGGCCTGTAATACTTCGAGCCATACGGGTTTGTGGGGTTGGTAGCTCATTGGTTGCATTCTATTAAATATTTACCTGCTTTTCTTGCATGACGGTGTGCTGTTCTATCGATGATGATTGCGACTAATGTCATTACTCCTCCTGCAACGATTATTGCTACATTGCCATTGAGGGCACCGAGGGTTATAATTCCACCGGCTGTGAGGTACAGTAGATTTGCGGTGGATGTTTGCTTTGAGAATTTTACCATTTCGTAACCGGCGAGTGTGGACAATGAATCACATTGGGTTTGGGCGGTGGCCATGGCGTTAATGTATGCGATTGCGAGAATGATGATTATTGATTTCATAAGGCAAATATAAGGTAAGATGTTGAGATGCTTCATGCACTTCGACTTACTTCGGCTCCGCTCAGCGAACGTCGCTGAATGACCATGCCGGAATGACAACAGGGTCATTAGTGTGGGTGTCCTTTTAAGCGGGAAAATGGTTGTGGAACTTTGCTTTATGGCAAACACAAAGGATACAAGGGTAATAGAGATAGTGGCTAATGGAAGCCGTGCCAGTAATACGATAAAGGAACTGAGTGCGGCCACCAGGCAACTTCGGGCGGAGTTAAGGACGTTAGATCCTACGAGTCAGGAGTTTGTGAACGGTACCAAGAAACTGAACGATGTGAACCGAAGGCTGGCGGAGGTTCAGGGGCAGTTGAAAAATACCCAAACGGCATGGGAAAGGATGAAAACTCAGGCTAAAGGTGTAATGATAGGGGCCTTGGGAGCCGGGGCTATTATGGCCGGAGTGAGTGCTATTGGTAATTTTTTCAGGACGGCGGTAACTGGTGCCGGAAAACTGGAAGATCAGTTGGCGGATGTGCGAAAAACGACAGGCCTGACTGATGAGGAGGTTAGGAAGCTGAACAGCGACCTGAAGGAAATTGATACCCGGACAAGCAGGGAGGAACTGTTGGCACTATCACGGGATGCGGGAAAACTGGGTATAGAGGGCAGGGAGAATATCCTTCAATTTGTTAGAGCTGCTGATAAAATAAAAGTTGCCCTAGGCGAAGACCTTGGGGAAGATGCCATCAACCAGATTGGAAAACTGGTGACGGTTTTTGATCTGGAAAAGGCTTTTGGTTTTGAGAAGGGGATGCTGAAAATAGGATCGGCGGTGAACACTGTTGGTTCTAAAAGTGCGGCCACGGAAGGTTTTTTGGTTGATTTTATGGCCCGGTTGGGGGGTGTGGCCCGGACGGCAGATTTGAGTGCCCCGAGTATTATTGGCTACGGTGCCACATTGGATTCCTTAGGGATGAAGGTGGAACTTTCGAGTACTGCTTTGCAGACTTTCTTTATTGATTTTGTGCGGGAATCGGACAAGTTTGGTGCGGCGGTTGGTATGACCAAGGGTGCTCTTCAAAAACTGATGGATGAAAAGGGCACGAATGCGGCTTTTATTGAATGGTTGAGGCTGCTAAAATCGGGCAGTAAAGAAAGCCAGGATATGCTGAACAAACTGGATGAACTGGGTATAGATGGTGCCCGCGGTGCCAGTGTGATGCTGACTTTGGCCAACAACATTGGTATTGTAGAGGAACAGCAAAAGATTGCGAACAAGGCTTTTGAGGAAGGTACTAGTGTGCAGGCGGAATTTAATGTGAAGAACAATACGCTGGCGGCTAATATGGAAAAGAATATGCGAAAAATACAATCGGCACTGCAACCGCTGAGAAGCTGGATTGGTCGGACTTTCGGTGATTTTGTAGGATGGTTGGTGAAGAGTGGTAGCGAGTTACTAATGTTTGGAAAATTTTTTATTTTGGGAATTGCCAGTTGGGCTGGATATAGGTTGGCGGTGGCACTTACGGCAACGAGCCTTAAAAACTTTAATCTTGTGCAGGCACTAACTACCCGGTTGTTTACCCTTCAGGCCGGAGCTCATACTTTTGGAATAGGTCTTTGGGCATTGATGACCGGCAATATTACAAAGGCCAGTGCGGCTATGAAAACCTTTAATCTGGTGACAAAACTAAACCCGATCGGTTTTCTGGTTGGTTTGATAACGGCTGTCGTTGTGGCATGGAAAGCTTTTGGAAGTGCTGTGAACGAAACCGACAAAGTGATGAAAGAATCGAGGGCGGAAGCTACTAAATCTAAAATAGAACTGGAGCGACTGAATGTGATCGCACAGAGTAATGTGCTGACAACAGAGCAAAGAGCGGGAGCGATTAAAAAGATAAAAGAGTTGATGCCGGGTTACCTGAATCATTTAACGGATGAACAGATAAGAACAGGAGCGGCGACAGCGGCCATAAGAGAATATATAGAGGCTTTGGAAAATAAGACCCGGGCACAGGGTTTTGCTAAGCTTGCTGAAGAAAAGGCTGAAAAGCTGGCCGAAGGTGAAGTTAAAATTGCTGCAGCAGAAGAAAAGCGTGTGGTAATGATGGACAACCTGAATAAAAAAATAGCTTTAGGGAAGAAAGTTAAATATCAGGACCGGGAAGATGTGAATTATTACACGCGTATAATCAATAATCAGCAAAAGATAAATGATGAACTGAATGTTGAAATTAAGAGGATAACTACTCTTCAAACTAAATATGAAACGCTTGGTAACCGGCCACCTAATGTTTTTGAGGAACAGGGTAAGGGGCCACTTCGTAAGGATTCGGTACCTTCTGGTTTCGGCTCCGCTCAACCAACCAGTGACTCGAGTGATTTATTGGGGATTCAGAAACAAGTTCGGAATGACGCGAAGCGTGTTGGGGATGCTGCTCCTGTGGTTTCGAGAACCTCAACCACCACCACCGAAATGGAGATGCGGAAGAAAACGATTATTGAGTTGACGGAGTTGGTGAAATCGGAGAATGATCAGATAAAAGAAGCTGCGAAAACGGAGATTGACCGCCGGGAAAAGGTGATTAAGGTTTTGAATGAATATAAGGAAACTAAATCAGGATTGATTGAAGACCTGAAAAGGGTTCAGGTTGACTCAATTGTAGCTGAGGAAACGAGGGAGATAGCGAGTTTGAAGTTGAAAGAGCAGGAACGGGAGAAAAGTATTTTGAAAGAAATAGAGATTGAGGGTCTTTCGGCGGAAAAGAAGAAGGAACTGCGAACAACGGCGGATTCACTCATTTTGGCGGAACGGGAAAAGCTGGCGAAGGATATTTCCATCCTGGAAGAAAAATACGCGAAGGAAAGGGCGGAAAAGGAGTTTGATTTATCGGAAAAAAATCTTAATAACTGGTATGCTCAGGAACGGCTGATCATCAGCGACCGTTTTGCCCGGGGGGAAATGAGCGAGAAGGAATATCTGGACGGTCTGAAGGTTATAGACCGTCAGTTTTTGGGTTCGAAGAAAAATATTTATGAGGATTATGGGAAAGATGTTACGGCTATAAACCAACAGATAGCGGATGATCAGATTATACTGAACGAAAAGGAACTGGGATATTTCCGCGATGTGCAGGTGCAAAAGAGTAATGCGGCTATTGCGGCTGCTGAAAGCCGAATTAGGCGGGCAAAAGATGGAACACGGGAATATTTGGATGCTGAGATCGGGTTGCTGAATGCTCAATTCTCTATAGAATATGCCGATTTGCAAAAGCGGCTGGACATGAAGCTGCTGAAGGAGGAGGAATATATAGCGGCGAAGAAAAAGCTGGATACGAAATATGAGGCGGAGAAAACGGAACTGACTGAAAAGAGTGAAACGGAAAGGGCCCGAATGCGAAAAAGATACTTATTGATGATTGCGGATGAGAGTGCTCAGTTGACTCAGAATATAATCAGTCTGCAATATTCGAAGGAGGAAAAAAGGATCAATAGGGAGATGAAGCTTTCGGACAAAAAATATTCGAATGAAAAAAAGAAACTGGACGAGCAGCTTTCGAAAAAAATAATCACTGAGGAGCAATATAATTTTGCGAAAACGGCTTTGGATGAAAAGCAAGAGGATGAGATCAGAGCTTCGAAACGGAAGATGTGGGAGATTAACCAAAGTCAGGCTTTGATTGAGGCGGAGATAAATGGTATGGTGGCTGTGACGAAGGCATTGGCCAGCAGCCCGCCGCCTTATAATATTATTTTGGCGGGGATAACGGCTGCTGCCGTAGCGGTGCAGGTGGCGAAGATAAACCAACAGGAGCCGCCTGAATTCAGGAGGGGAACGGTTTTGAATGGCCGGGGTACTGTGCTTCAAGGGCCGAGCCATGAGGGGGGGGGGATTGATTTGTTTGGGGAGGGTTTTATATCTCAGGTTTCAGGTTTCGGCACTTCGACTCCGCTCAGAGACCAAAACGCTCAGGGTACTCCGTATTATGGAAATGCGGAAGGGGGTGAGATTATTTTGACTAAAGGGGTTTTTGAGAATCCGGAGGGTAGAAGGATGGCGAGTGATTTGAATGAAAGTTTTGGGGGGATACGGTTTGATGGGGGACAAAAATTTCAGGTTTTAAGTCCGAAGTTTCAAGTTTCAAGTATTGCTGAGATGCGAAATCCGAGGCGGTTTGATCTTGGTGGGGTAGCGAGGGCTTATGAGGTGACGAGGACCGCTTCGACTCCGCTTAATGGCAGGGGGGTTAAGAGTACTTCTACTTCTCCCGTGGTTGGAGATGCTAGTTTCGGTGCTTCGGCTCCGCTCAGCAACCGAAATGATGGTAATCAAGCTTTGATTGGTGAGTTGCAAAGAAATAATGCGTTGATGCTGGAGTTGATTGATTTGGTTGGGGATATTCCAACTGTGCTAACAGCTGCGGTTGACTACGGGCAGTTGGAAAAAACTGTTTTAACACTAAGGGAAGCCAGGAGAAGGGGTAAATTGAATGAGTTGAAGGATCATTTGCTGGCTGCGAGTCCGGAAAAAGGAATGAAATATATTTTGGCGGATAGGAGGAAGGGGATTTGAAAGTTAAGAGTGAATAGTGATGTACGATTTTAGATTTACAATTTATTGGCTTCGGTGTTTCTGGTTTCGGCTCCGCTCAACCAACACCGCTCAGTCAACGAGGATCACTTATGCCTTACTTCTTATGACTAATGACTAATGTATGATTGAACTAAGACTAGAAAATGGAACTAAGCTGGATTTGTATCCGGAGGCTAAGATTGTTTGGCGGCAAGAGAATAACCTTTTTAGTGAGTTGGGGATATCTGTTCCGAACTCTTTGCCTTTTACGCTGCCGGCAACGGATGGTAATAGGAAGGCGTTGGGCTGGGTGGATATGGTTTCGAGCCCTTCGACTCCTGACTTCGGCTCCGCTCAGTCAACGAGTGGCCTTGTCGCTGTTTTGCGGTTGGGTGGGCATGATTATGCCCGTGGTACTTTAAAAGTGGAGAAGAGCAAACACCGGTTGGAATACGAGGTGCAGTTTGTACAAAATGTGCCGGAATGGGTGGGCAAGTTTCTTCCGGATTTTGATTATGAGGGGATCAGGAATGAGACGAGTGGGGATGATTATCTTTTGCCGGATCCTCCGTCTGACGTGAATAATGACAGTTACCCTGATCAGGATTTTTATTTTCCTCTTATTTCTAATGAGTTTGTTCCCGGTCTTTTGGTGAATGATATGAACCCTGGCGGTACGCCGACGAACCAAATGTATTGCCCTTTTGCGTATCTAAAATATGTGCTGGACAGGATTTGCCTGGCGGCGAATTTGTCTTTGAGCGGTGATTTTTTTGAGGATGCGGAGATCAGGGATTTGCTGGTTTACAATCAGCGGTATCTTAACTACATTTTTGCAGCTCCGAGTGGTCCTTATTATTTCGAAGATCTGGATATAAAAAACCATTTGCCGAAGGTTACGGCGAGTGAGCTGCTGGATGCTCTGCGTAATATGTTCGGGCTGCAGGTTGATATTGTTTCGAGTACTTCAACGAGAGGTAACCGGCTGGTGATATCGGATTTTAAAACGATAAAGACAAAGGCTGTTCGCACTGACTGGACTGGCAAGGCAGACCGGGATTATGAGACGGAACATGTTTCCCTGGATGGGTATAAAGTTTCGCATACGATAGACCCTGATGATGCTCTGGGTGACGATATTAAAGATTTTGTTGGCGGCACTTACATTAGCACTGTGAATGATGTGGCGAGTTTGCCACCATCGGCGGCAAATGTTGGTGATTTTTACTATTGCCGTAGGGAAAATAGTTATTACCAATGGAACGGAAGTGCTTTTGTTTTTTTGAGTTATAATTATGATGGTTATACTCATGCGAAATCGGGCGGGGAGGATGTGCAATGGGCATCGGGAGCGGATACGCCGCAGATGGAGATGCTGGACCGGATAAGGGTGAATCAGGCTTTTAATGAGGACCCGAGGCTACCTGCTGAGGTTTTGCCTTATGGGATCAGGTTTGTTTTCAGGCGGGGATGGCAGCTTGATAGAACCGGAGTAACCCAGACGCCGCTTGGCAGTAGTGAGGTGGTGAATTATGCTCTATCTAATATTGGTAACTATTGCCTGAGGCCTGAAAGCCCGGAGGGTACTTATGAAGTTTGGCTGAAGGATCTGATTGCTTTGCACGCAAACAATAGGAGGACACTGAGCCGTATGCTTTATCTGGAACTAAGGGATTTGATAGATTTTGAGCCGGACAGGCTGATATTGATTGATTATCAAAACTATGTGTGGAAGTCGCTGGAAACGGAGTTTACGATGCTGGGGATTGGGGTTACGAAGGCGGAGCTTTTGAGGTGTAATTAGGAATTACGATGTACGATTTTAGGTTTACAATTTATTGGCTTCGGTGTTTCTGGTTTCGGCTCCGCTCAACCAACACCGCTCAACCAACACCGCTCAGGAGCCGTTGCTCAGTCAACGAGGATCACTTATGTCTGATAATTTATGACTTTTAAAAGGAATGTGATTGCTCAATGGGTTTTGATGAAGGGCTCGTATGCGGACGGGGTTAACCTGTATTGCTTGTATGGTGACAATGAGCCGCTAAAAAAAATGCTACTGACGGGGCCGACGGTTTTTAACCAACGAAAGCTGCTGCAGGTGATGGCGGAGTTGGGTGAAAAACCTGTGAGGGAGGTGGATATAACTTCGGGTACTTCGGCTTTCGACTCCACTCAACCAACACCGCTCAGTGACCTAAGTTCGGGGGATGATGGTGCAGATGCTGTAACTCCATTTGTGGTTGGAGATTCTTCCTTCGTCAGTATGACAAAACGACCACGGGAGTTAAGTGCATCGCAACCGCCGGAGTTGGTTGCTATCATCAAGGAACGAAATGATTGTTATAAGAAGGCTGGGCAACTGCATGCTGTGGATTTGGTGGATGATGACCAGGAGACGAGGAGGAAGGCTTCTTTTGAGATTCTGAAACTGATGAAAAAGAACCGGGAGTGCTGGGACAGGGTGAATTTTTGGGAAAGAAACGGGGTGTTGCCGCAATCGGGCACTTCGGCTCCACTCAGTGACCGATTGGATTTTTCTTATCTGGATGGAAAAAGTGCTGCTAATTTGTTGACGTTGCGTAACACGAACCGGGCTTATATCAGCAAGAATAAGGGGAAAACGGGCAGGGATAAAATTGCGGGGGAGATAAAGCGAAGGATTGCGGAGAATCTGGAGATTGAGAAAAGGGTTGATGGGTTGAGCTTCGGCTCCGCTCAGATACATAGGTTGATGGGTTGATGGGTTGCTTCGGCAATTAGGCTCCGCTCAGATACCTATGTTGATGATGGGTTGCTTCGGCAATTAGGCTCCGCTCAGATACAGAAGTTGGGGGTTTGTCCTTTAAGGGGAACAGGGGATGAATGATTTTTGTGAGTACTAACCTTTAGGTATTGCTTTATGGATCACACTATTAATAATAAACAGATCAAAATGAATAAATCACAGATTGATGATAGTTTTTTGGGGGTAATAAAGACTTGTCTTTATATTTTGATTGGTGTTGGTAGTACGACATTTGAGTATGCGAAGATTCAACCGGTGGTTGGATGGAGCCTGATGGGTCTGATGTTTCTGGACTGGCTGCTGGGCAGCGTTAAGGCTATGTGGTTCGGGAAGTTTGCCAGGCGAAAGAATATTTTGGGTGTGGTGACGAAGATTATCTTCATTTTGCTAATATGTGTGATATGGCTAATAAGCAATACTGTGAACGGAAGCTTTACTCCGGCGATGAATATTATTGTGATAATATTTGCTCTGAACGAGGGTTTTAGTGCGTTGGGCAATGGGGTTAGTATTTTGACGGGTAAGGAGGAAGGGAAGCTGGATTTTATCAGTATGTTGATAAAATGGCTGATGTTTATGATCAAAAAAGGGATGATGCTTTTGACAGGACAGGACCATGAAAATGAAAAATTATGAGTGATGTAAAGAAAGTGGTTGGTCAGAAGACACAACCAAGGGGAGGTGGTGCTTTGGCTCCGCTCAGCAACCGACCGAGAAAAAGGAAAGCGAGAAAGAAACAGGTGAGTTGGTTTGAGAATTTTTTGCAGCAATGGCTGGGGTTGATAACCGGAATTGTTACAAGCCTGGCGGCTTGTTTTGCTATCAGTATAGTGGTGAAGTTTATTTTCCCGACTGCGGGGTTGTTTGACCCTGGTTTACTGGCGAGACTTCCTCTGGCTATTCTGTGCCTGTATATTATCAATTTTATGGTTCAATTTATCATCAAAAGGCGATGGAAGGTGATGGCCAGATACCTGAACCCTAATGATGACGGGGTTGACTGGGGTGATGATTTTGCGAGGGCTACACCAACTGTGAGGTTATGGATAACTTTGGTTTATATATTGGGAAATTCGTTGGTGCTTGCCTTGCTCTTGTAGTAGTGTTGTTGCTGAACAGGGGTTGTTTAGGCACTTCGACTCCGCTCAGGGGCCGAACCGCTGAACCGCGAATGGATAGTTTCGTTTACAAGGAGCCAATTTGGCCGGACCGACATAAGTCTGTGTACTATGTTGAACCTGTAAAGGATGTTGCCACTTCGGCTCCGCTCAGTGAGCAACAGGGTGCTTGTTTGCGGAAGGCTATTGAAAACAGTGCCAATATAAGGGAAAAGGGTTTTAACAGGGGACCAGAGGTTGAGGAATTGCAGCGGTACACTGGCAATAAGCCGGGACAGCCCTATTGCGGTAGCGGGGTTTGTAAACTGGAAGGTGATTGCGGTATTGAGAATCCGAGGAGCGGATGGGCACAGACTGTTGCTCTGTATGGGAGGGTTGTTTACAGGCGATCGGTCACTTCGGCTCCGCTCAGTAACCGATCTTATCCTAAGGAGATCAGGCATCCGCTGGTTTTGGGGATACATAATGGAAAGCGTATTTCCCATACGGGTTTTGCTTTGCAGACGGATGGGAAGATGACGAGAACCGGGGAGTTTAATACGAGTGGATCTCGCAAAAATTATGGTACGAGGGATGGGGATGGGTTTCATTTTTTATACCGGGATAACAGGCAGATTTATAGTTTGAGTGATCATATTGAGAAATGAGGTGGTTGGTTAAAAGACACAACTACGGGAGGTAAACAAAAATGAGTATAACGATATTATCGGCACCGCAGGCGGTGGTTGGGGTGAAAAACCCGATAAGGTACAAGGTATCTACTAATAATTATCAATTGGTGGCAGGTACTTTTGCTACACGGCGGTTTGGGTTTGATAAGACGCCGCTGGTAGATGGGGATACGCTGACTTTTATTTTTGGGGATGGTACCTCGGTGGTATATACTTTTTATGCGGCCGGTGGTACGGTGGTTTGCAATAGTATTGACCAAACAACGCTGACTACGGCGGCTTTGATAATGGCTGCTCTGGGATCGGAGCGATATATTGCTAAATATTTTGTATTTACTAACCCGAATGCGGGTGAGTTTTCTATTACAGCTAAGAGTAAGGGCACGGATTATACTATTTCATCTATAACCTGCAGCCGGGCGGCGGTGATTACTGCTGTGAGTTCTACTGCCGGTGTTGACAGGTCTGTGAGCACGGGGATGAAGATTGCTACTGATATTTTTCTGGATGACGGATGGTATCACGGTTCTACGGAGGTTTTTGTGGATGATACGGGATCGGCTGAAATTTTTGTTGAGGAACTGCTAAAGGTTTTGCCGCATTGTGAGTTGCCTGGCTATAGTGGCAGCCCTTGGCCGACGCTGGATATTTATTGCCGTTTTTATGAGTTGTATAATGGGAAATACTGTGCGGCGAAGGCGGCGGATATTATAAAAATTTTTAACGGTGGTACGCCATGGGATGACTGGACTACGAGCACTGTTTACACGGATTATTTCAGTGCTACGAGTGGCCGTAAGTTTATGACCCGGATGCCGGCGAATAGTCTGGTTACTTACAACCAACCGCTTCCGATGTATTTTTATGTTAATGGTGCTCCGAGCCCGATTACGCTTACGGTGAAGCGATATTACAAGGATGGAACTACGGAAACGCAGACTTCGACTTCGCTAAGTGCGAGTAATACGGTGCTGGCTTTTGACGGGTGCCTAAACAGTTGGTTGCTGAGTTTCAGCGGTGCTATTGCTGATGTAGCGAAATTCTCTCTAAAAATCTCATGGAGCGGGGTTACGGGTGAGGAAAAGATGTTTACGGTGGCCAGCGGTCAGGAGAATTACCGGTATCTGGCTTTTGAAAATTCGCTTGGTGGGTATGATGCTCTGTTGCTGGAAGGCAATATGGAGCTGACTGCAAATGTGGAAGTGCTGCCTTCGAGAGCCGGGGGGAATGTTGGATCGGATTATTTTGATACGGGCAATGGCCGCAGGGGATCGGTGGCTCATAAAACGCTTGGTGGATACCGGAATTGGAAGGGTAACACGGGTTTGAGGACAAGGGCATACATTGAATACCTGCAGGAGTGGTACCTGGCTGAGAAAATTTTCATGAGAAAGGGATCGGTTTGGGTGCCTGTGACCCGACTGGGTGCGAAACAAAAGCTGACAGATGATATGAATGAGCCGTGGGCGTTGGAGATTGAATGGAGGGAGGCTTTCGAGAGTTGATAGGTTGATAGGTTTAAAAAAATGAGCGACAAGGGTAAGGTATTTACAGCGGCGAAGTTTTCTCAACAGGAGACGGCTACTGCCTGGGCTGAAATTACGGTGAAGGATTGGCTGGCGAATATTAAAAAGATGAAGATTGGGCTTACCGGTGATTTTGAACGCTCTTTTGTAAGCCAAGTACATACAGCGGCAAATGGAGATCTAAGTAAGATTTCGCTTGCGTTTATGTACTACGGTACTTTTGTGGATATGGGTGTGGGCAGAGGTACTAGGTTGGGTGATGTGCAGGAGAATAAAATAAACAGAGCTCTGACCGGCAGAAGGGGTGGAAACAGAAGAAGGCCTAAGAAGTGGAATACTCTGGAACGCCACGTTTGGAAGCTGGGCCGGATATTGGAGGAGAAATACCAGATTGCCGGATTCAATGCTATTTTGGATGAGCTGCCAAGGGAGGCGGTGAGGATTAATCTTTGAAAAGGGTTGAGCTTGGGCTCAGCTCAGCTGCCATGGTTGATAGGTTTGGTACGAGTTTAAAACTCGCAATAACAATAGGATAGAGTTTTAAATATGGGAAAGTTGTTTGACCTGAGCCGGATTGATGATGATTTGATAGTGTTGGATGATTTTGAAAGTCGGGCGATCTCGGAAGCCGATGGTAACCTTGTAGAACTTGGGAAAATGAATGAGGAGGTTGAGAAAGTCTTCAGCCAAATTGATTTGACGAGGAATACGCATTTTGTGACTTGCGGCAACTGGAGCTCTCATGATTTGTTGTGTTATCTGCTACAAAAGACTGGTCCGGCGGATGTGCTTATTGCTACGTGGAGCATGAGTGAACCGGCGGCGTTGAAGCTTTTTAATTTGTTGGAAAATAGACTAATTAAAAGCCTGAGGGGTGTTATTGACTGGAGGGTGAAGAACCGTCATCCGGCGGCATTTCAACTGAGTCAATCGCTTTTTGCCCAGCTGTACCTGACGACTTGCCATGCAAAAGTTACAGTAATCATGAATGATGACTTTAACATTTGCATTAATGGCTCGGCCAACTACACCAATAATCCCCGCATAGAGGCGGGTGTTATTAGTGTAGCCCGCAGCGTTGCCGAGTTTCATGCTTCTTGGATAACGGGGTTGTTGAGTAAGAGTAAACCTTTTGAGTTGGGTTGAAGGGTTGATAAGTTGATAGGTTGATAGGTTGATAGGTTTATGAACGACACAGATTTGAAGGAAGTACAGGAGTTGGCGGAGTTGCATTTCTCGAGGAAAGAGGTTGCCACTATTTTGGGTTTGGACGCCGATCTGGCTGAGTCGGAAGAATTTGAAAAGGCTTTTGAAACGGGAAGATTGTTGTGTGATGCTCAGTTGAGAAGAGCTATTTTTAAGCTGGCAAAGCAGGGTAGTAGTCCGGCTCAGAACTTGGCGTTGAAGATAATGGAGGCTGACAGGGTGCGGGAGATTAGGGAGGAGTGATGAATTTTCGGCAGTTCGAGAACCTCACTGACCGAAAATGAAAAATTACGAATTTGGGATTTTTGGATTTTGGAATTTTGGTTTTTCGGAATTTCGATTTTTGAAATTTGGAATTTTGGAATTTTGGTTTTTCGGAATTTCTATTTTTGGATTTTTGTTTTGGGATTTTAAGAACATAGCACAAAACCTGACGACCATCGCCCCATAAGTATGTGCTATCGAAAATCTTATTAGTGTTAACAGGCTAAAAGAACTTTCTAAACTCTTGTAAGTGCCTGCGACAAAATTACAAAATAATTAACAACTGATTTTTAGACCCTGAAACCAGTTCAGGGTGAGTCGAGGCGTGGTGTGTCCTTTTTGGATAAAAGCAACACGGGCAACTTTGCCTGAATGGCTGAGAATGTAAAAATACTGGATGGTACGTACCAAAATGTGATTGACCATGTGGTCAAAAATTTTGAGTTTGGGGATGAGCGGTTTCCGCTGAGTGAGAAGCACAGGGAGTTGGTGGAGCGATGGAGTTTTGCGGATAATCTGCTGCGGAAAAACTACCCGAACAGTACGATTGCGGCGTTGATTTCGAAGACTTTTACGGGTAGAAATGGCGAGACAGTGAGCATTGCTACGGCCTATCGTGATATTGAGAATGCGAAACGCCTGTTCAACTCTATGAGCAAGGAGAACAAGGATTATGAGAAGATTCTTCAACTGGAGTGGATAAACAAGGGTATCAAAATATGCCTGGAGAAAGGCGATATGAAAAGTTACTGGGCGGGCATCAGGGAAAGAAGATTGCTGCTTGGACTGGACAAGGACGCGAGCGGTGATTTGACTCCGGATGTGCTTGGTGGCAATACTACTGTGGTGCAGTTGCTGATTGAGGGAAAGCGGGAAGAGTTCAGGCTTGATGATGTGAGCAAAATTCCGGAGGCTGTGATTTTGCAGGCATCGGAGCAGAATGATATCACCAACCTGGAGGATGCTGAGATAATGAAACTGGTGCAGATGAAACAGGAGGAGGAATATGACTCCGAATAAGGTTCAGCTCAAATTTTCGTTGGAAAAACCGGCCGGAGGTACCTGGCTTGGTGGCCGGGCCAGCGGCAAGAGTTACGGGATTGCCCAAACCATGGATCTGATCGTGAAAACCATGCCCGGAAGTGTTTGGGCCATTGTTGGGTTGACGTTCAAACAGATGCTTCACTATACGTTGAGATCAACGAAGAGAGCTTTGACGAATCTGGGGTATATTGACGGCAAACATTACCTGATAGGTACCACCCCACCCAAGAACTGGAACTGGCCGAAACCTCATGAGGGTCCGGTGAATGGTTATAAAAATTGCTTCTATTTCCACACCGGGACTATTTTCGAGCTGGTGAGTCAGGATGGAAATGCCACTTTGCCAAAAGGTGCGAGTTATGATGGTCATATCATTGACCAGGCTGAGCAGCTGGACAAAGCTCATTATGATGAACACCTGAGCCCGACGAAAAGGGGTAACAGAAGAATTTTCGGGAAAATACCCTGGCACCTGAAGGTATTTGAATTTGCCAACATGCCCAGTGGATCGGAGGCTGAATGGTTGCTGGACAGGGGTAATTATTACCTGGCAGACGGGTATGACTACCGAACCCTGATGGATGACCTGATTGATCGGCAAATGATGGTAGTATATGCTATCACGGATAAGGAGGCCTTGGAGGCATTCAAGTACATGGCTGAGCTGTATAAGAAAGTGAAGTGGTACAAGAATAAGAAGGGGTTTCTTTACATAGAGTCAAATGCGTTTGACAATCTGCCGAATATCGGGATCCAATACCTGAGAACTGAGAGGGATTCGATCAGCAACAGGGATTTGTTCATGAGAGATGTTATGAATAAACGGATCAAAAGGATTGAGGGAGGGTTCTATGCAGGTCTGGACAGGAAGTTGCACACCTATCCGGGGAAGTTTACGCTGACCTATGTAGAGAATATAGCCAACTACTACTATGATGAGACAATCTATGATGATTGCTCTCATGACGAGGATTTGATAGCAGGGTTGCCCCTTTGGGCAGGCAATGACTGGGGAGGGAAGATCAACTGTATGACCATTGGGCAGCGGTTGAATTCTATCAATCGGTGCAATATTATCAATTTCATGAACGTGCAGACGCCAATGATAATAGATGATCTGGCGTTGAAGTTTGCCTTGTATTACAGGCCACACAATAACAAGCTACTTTATCTATGGTACGATAACACAGGGAACGTTGAGCAGGGGAATAGCTATCTAACCTATGCCGAGCAATTTAAGAAGGTATTGGTTAAGTATGGATGGACTGTCATTCTTAAGACCAAGGGAGGCCGCAACCCCAACCATGACAGAAAGTACTTGTTATGGCAACGAATATTTCAAAGGAAGTCGAGGGCATACCCAGAGGTTTATTTCAATGCCCTCAAATGTAGGGACTTACTTACCTCAATGGAGTTGAGTCCAATCAAAGACAGTAAGGGAATAGCAACCAAAGACAAGACTTCTGAACGCAAGGAAGGCCCGCGAGAGCATGCCACACATGCAGGGGATTCCGTTGACGCCCTGATCTATGGGGAATATGGGGCGTTACTGTCAGGGTTAATAGGTTCGTTGCCATCATTGCGAACTACTTAAATTTTAACGTGTTTATTTTTTTATGCATATAGCTCGCGGCCTTTTCGCTGGCAATTGCCATTTTTCGACAGCGTAGCGGCAGGCATCGGAGTAAGTAAATGCGAAAATTTGGTTAATTTTCTGCATTTATGGAATTGATTTTAAGGTTTTTGGGGTTTTATTTTTAATAAGCCAAATAAACGGGGTTATTCACCCCGTTTATTGAGTTGGTTTTAGTTACTTTTTTAGAAGTAGTGAGCCATCATTTTGAGGTTCGAGGGTTAAAACGTCACCGAATCGGAGACCGAAGGAATTTAGGTAGTTTCCTTTGATTAAAATTTGGGGTACGGTAGCCATTCCGCCTAAAACCTTATGACCGTTTGCGGCTGATACCGTGATTCTATGCGGCTTTTTCGTTTTGCTCATTGTGTTGGGTTTTGTTGGTTACCTGAAGTGAACTAAACAAATGGGCTACGGGGAAAAACTCAGTTTCGTTTTCGCTTTCGGTCTGGTCGGTTTGGGTTGGTCGTGGGTCTGCATCTTTTTTGCTGATGCTGCGAGGTTGCCCCCAAAGGATGAAAGCTTTGGCACCTTTGCGGATTGTGTAACCTTTGGACTTCCAACCGTTAAAGGTGTCGAAAGTGGCAGATGGAAATTCTTTTTTATAGGCTTCCATAATTGCCGCGTTGATGGAATCTATTGCCCCTGCTTTTACAAGGACTTTATAGGGTTGGCTGATGGCCGAGAGCCATTTTCTTTTTTCTTGTATGTTCTCGAAATTGGGGATATTTTGACTATTCATTTTTGTAATTTTTAAGGGTTAAAGGAAAAGGGGCGAGCGAACCCGCCCCCATTGATTTTAGTTGAATAATTCGAAAGCGTAATCTGTGGGAAGTCCTGCGAGAATGAGCAAGGCAGCGGGATTTTGCCCGTCTTTTACTTTGCCTTTCATTTCGTGGATTTCGTCCAGTGCTTCGGTGGAGTTGATGCCTTTTTGATTCATTAAGGCAATTTGCAGATCAATCATGCGGCTACTATTTGAGCCTCAATTTCGGCCATACGGCCTTTAAGTTTCGCCACGAGAAACGCCCGCACTTCTTCGAGAAGATGAGCGTTGCAGATTTCATAGGTTTTGTAACGGTCAGACCCAAACTGCAGGCTAATTTTACAAAGTACCTTTTCGGTGTCCTGATCTTTGAGCGTGTCGGCAGTGAATTGGTCTTCGTTGCTCAATTCGTCTAAGGTGTCGAGGTGTGAGGCGATGGTTTCACGTTTTTGTACTAAACCCGTAAGTTTTGAAAAATACGCTTGTTTTGCTTTGATTTCATCAACTTTTGTGGTGATTTGTTGCACTTGTGTGTCGGCCTGTGCGGATGCCGTTGCATTTCCTGTACCTGGTGCAGGAGTTGCTTTTTTTGTGTCATTCATACTTGTAATTTTTCGACGATTACAAGAACAAAGATAAGATTCTACCTTAATCTCACAAGTGTTTAATCGGTTATAACCGTTTAACTTCGGATGACTTCTTTTCTTTGGAGAAAAGAAGCAAAAGACCCTTTATTTTTGCACTGCCGGAGAGGCCCGTTACTTGTAGTTTTCGACGATTACATTATGGGTTGATCCGGCTTTTTTTATGGAAAGATTTTGAAGGGATAAGGATTCTGTTTTGGAGTTAATTTGTTAGAATATAGACAAATTAGACTTGAGTGAAATTGATTAAAAAAAATATAAATAATTAATAATCAATCAAAAAAGTATGCCATACCTATGGAATCAGGTTAATGGTAAAGGTTAATGGTAAAGGTTAATGGTAAAGGTCTTATTTCTTTCTTTTGCTTCTTTTCTTTCTTAAATAACCGGAATGCGATCTGCGAAGTCCTGGTTATCGTAAAGGCCAAGAGATTTTAGGTATTTATGGAATGATCCGTAGTCTTTATGGCCGGTTTGTTTCATGATATCATCATCGGAAACGCCAGCTTTGTGGGCGGCGATGACTCCAGTGTGTTTCCAACTGTAGAGGGTATATTCAGTGGAATATCCTAGTTTGGCAATGACCCATGTACGGTATTTGTCGCCAAAACGGGGGGTGCCCATGCGGAATAGTCCGGGATTGAATTTGTAGTTTCCGAAAATATACCACTCGGGATCCATCTGCCTGAGTCCTATTTTGGTGAATTCGAGTTCGAGAGCTGGCGGGATGATGATATGCCGATCATAATCGTTTTTGCTTATACTTCCTGGAAGAAAAATTTTATTAGGTGCATAGAGCCCGATATTTTTGATCTTTAGTTGTGCAATTTCGTTTGTACGGGCAAGGGTGTAGTACATAAATTTGATGAGAAAGAGCATGGTTGGATATTTGGCGGCAAACTCCAGTATTTGTTTTTGCTGATCGGGCAGGTAGGCAAGGTTTTTCCCGATAGGTGTCCGTAGCCTAGGGATTTCTTTCCATGGATTAGTGGTGGCCAGTTTTGATTTTATGGCTTCGGCCCAAAGTGTTCGCATGGTGAGCAAATGATTATTGCTGGTACGGGGTGATTTTCCGGCCAGATGGATGTATTGCATGTAATCCATAACGGCCTGTGTGTCGAATTCATCAACAGGAACGTCGCGGTTTGTTTCTTTGAGGTACCGGGTAAAAACCAAAACGAGGCTTTGGTAATTATCCATGGTTCGCTGCTCTTTGAAGTGTTTTTGGTTAATAACCTTTTGCAGTACGATGGATGTTTTTTGCCGGGTGATGATCTCAAGGGGTAAATTTGGCTGGCCAGCCGGAATTTGATAGGTTCGGTCTATGATGGTACCCTGTGCGAGCTTTTGTGTTATTCCCTGACATATCTGTTGTGCGAGGAATTTGCGATGATCAGGTGTGTTGCCATCAGGCAGATCATAAAATCTTTTTCTTACAACCTTACCTAATTGTGCATCATAAGCATAAAAAATGATGTGCCACCTTTGATCTTTGGATCCAATGTCCGGAATTATAAGCCGGGCGGGTCTGTACCTCATTTTATATTCTGTTTTTATCAACGCGAAACTATTCTCTATACTGTCAATTGCCGCTAAAACTGCCGCTGGGGGTAAAAGTGTATTTTCTAACCTATGCCCTAACCCCGTAGGAGTAGAATGTTGGTTTTGTGCCCAGAACAGGACTCGAACCTGCAT